CTACAAGTGCAGCTGGTAGTAATGTATTAGTTGGTTTAGCAAACACAAACGCTACTGGTAACATAATTGGTGTTGATGGTGGGTCAAATGCACAACATTTAGTGTCAGGTTATCCTGTAAAATTTGATGTAACAGCAGGTGGAATTGTTGCAGGTACTACATACTTTGTTAATACAATTGCTAATGCAGCCGCATTTACAGTTTCAGCTACACCGGGTGGACCTAATGTTGCTCTTACTACAGTAGCATCAGTAACTGGTAATGCTGGACAAGAACAAGTAGTGTTAACTGCTGACTCTGCAAATAATGCGACAGGCGCAGATGGTTATGGTGATCCTTATGTTAACGCATTACAAGAAGCAGGCTTCATTATAAGACAAAAGGGTAAGCAAAAATATCTAGTACAAGGCACAACAACAGGTTTAATAGCACAATGCTTAACAGCAAATGTTGCCAACGCTGCATTGACTCCTAATACTATGAATATTATTGCAACATATGCTGATTCAAGCACAGCATATGTAGAAAGTCTAAGTAACTACAATGCTGAAATATTTGGTCCAACAGCACCTATATTAACAGCAGCGCAACCAGTAATTGCTACATTTGGTACAGCATATGCGGCTAACACATATGTTGGAACAAATCCAATTACAGGCCAGACAAGTAATGTTACAGGTCAACCTTACCCAATCGTTACAATCAATAACGCATAATAGGAGATTATCATGGCGGCGAATCAATCACTGAGTATCAAACAAGCAGAAACTGATATTGCCGTCCTTCAAACTCAGGTAAGAAATGTTGAAGATAAAATCAACGATATTAAATCTGATGTGAAGGATCTTCAGAAGTCTATTGATGAACATGCTGAAACAACAGCAAATACATTAAAAGACATGCGTGAAGCTAGTGCCAATGCTCACAAGTCAATGTCTGACAAAATTTCTAGTTTAGAGAAATGGCGATGGATGATGATGGGGGCGGGTATAGTGTTAGGCACTATGGGTTACGATACATTAGCAAAACTACTAAAATAAAAAAGGGCTGTCAAAGCCCTTTTTTTATGAGTGTGTTAATTTTGTCCTGAACAACATCCATATTAACTGTACTAAACAATCCTGGATGCATGGGTTTAGGATACTGATTCAATACTACCCAAGCATATCCACAATGTTCTTCATTTAATATAGGTATGAATTCATTTTCTACTTCACAAAAGAATGTATGATAAGTGAAGTTATGATTTACAAATTTCTGTATTGGAATAAGTTTACCGTTCTCTGGAAAACTTCCTAGTTCTTCCTCACATTCACGGATAACACCTTCTAATAGTGTTTCACCATCTTCTATTTTACCACCCGGAATTCCCCAGTTAACTGGATTTTTATTATCCGTTCTGAGTAGATATAAAAAACGATTAGTATTCTTGTTATAAAAGAATACTCCGGCGCTGGTATTTTTCATAGAAACATTATAACATGTTTCTATTTAGATTACAATACTATAATCACCCTGATCGTACCATCCTTCATACGATTTCATCCAAACACCTTCACTTGGTACATAACGATATTGTATTTGGGTAGTTAGATTGGTCACATATTCTACAGTAGTAGCATTCATGCTATCAAAACTAACAAACCATTCCATAGTATTACTATTAAACTGTATGATATCATTAGCATGTGCAACAAGGTTGCCCCAAGCAATAGTCGGACTTCCTGGACTACCCACATCTTCAACTAATATATATCTACGACCATTTACTGGACCGGGTAAGCCTGCATTAGGACCCACAGTCAATGGATTAATAACACTATCAACTGGATCTAATGTATTTTGTGGCAAAGTGTCAGGGTCAATATTATAAATCAATAGTCTATCGTCTACTGGATCGGGAACAATAGTACCAACAATATCAGTATCCATATATGGGTTCTGTAACCAAATTTGACTGATGCCGGGACGTACAGTTCCGTATACATTTAATAATGATGACCAATACAAATCTGTATTTGGTGGAGGAGGATCATTAAGGTCTATATTACTAGGATAAAAATCTTGATTCGCTGGTAACAATTGCAGATGATTCCCTATTAAAAGTAATTTATACCCATATGGTGTAATCTTTTCTCTAGTACCTAATAACAAATCACTTTCACTCATATCTTCTAATGCTGTACCTTGGTATATACTAGCAATGATTTTTTCAATAACACCCATCTTTTTAAGTTTTGTACTTGTACTTAACCAGATAGGTATATAAAACTTCCATGACATGATATCAATAGGATTACTATTGCCTACTGGAATAGTTCTACTTGAAAAGGTCAGTCCATCTTGATATACAACACTTAAACTAGTCCAATCAATAAAGTTATCAGTACTTTGAATTTCTAATGCAGGGTTAAATAATGTACCTAGTTGTTCAATAATTTCTAATTTTTGATTATAATTAGTAGTCCAGAAATCTACAGTTAACCTTAGAGTATAAGGTACTGGCATTAATCTTTCAATAGTAAATGCTTGACCCTGCGTACTCTCATATTCATCTGTGTCCTCGTTATATGTTCTTTGTCTAACTTGTAGTGTTTCTACATACGTAGGGTCTTGTGTTCTACGTTGATCATATTCTAAGCCAGTGATATAATATGTAATCATTGGTGCGCTGGGTAAATTACTTGCGCTATTATTAGCAATAACAGTAGCAGCCTGACGGCTTTGATCTCCGTACATAATAGGCACACGAATTAATATGTCATTACCGTTAGGGTCTTTGCCTTTGGTAACATACCAATTGCTGAATATTTTCGCAAATTGAATTAAGAATCTGCGTACTTGATTATCGTAAAAAAACTGTGCCATATTATATTGGTGGTAATGTATCTGGTGTTATTGTCAATATTGAACTTAATGCTTGTGATTGTGGTACTGTATTACCATTAGTCAACGTTGTCGTATTAGTGTTATTTATAAAGCCAGACAATAGTGATTGATTATTAGCATCTTGACTGAATCCAGTACCTGTTCTGACTTTCTCTGATATGCGTACCCATAATACACCATCCCAACGGAATAATACTTGTGGGCTATAGTCTATACGTAAGAAATAATCTCCGACTTGTGGATTTTGTGGGAAACTTATCCCTGCTCCTGTTGGCAATCCATTAGGTGCTTGACCATTTCCAGTTAAATAACCTGCACTATAGCCAAAACTTCTTGGACTACTACGTGCGATATATTGGAATCTTGGATCACAATCAGCACGATAGTCCATAGTGTTTGGACCATATGGTTCTGTGCCAGTAAAGTTAGGAGCAGTTGGGTCCTGATCTGCTGTAGCATAAGTGTTGTCAGCAGTACCATATGGACCTGTTACTCCATTAACAGGCACTAATGATACTATCTTTTCACCTGTAACTCTACCTGATCCACTACCAATTTTTTCAGGATTTAAACTAATTGATTGTAAATTTACTTGTACAAAACTATCTAATGTGCTAGCATTAAGGTCCATGTCAACTGACATGTCCCAAAGACTCTTAATAACTTGTTTACTTACTTTAATTACAGGGCTAGCCACTTTATAATTAGGGTTTTTAATCATAGTGACAGTGCCGTGTGTCATTATAGGTGGACCTAAATTGCTAGTCACCCCTGCTACTGGTGGTGCTGGCTGATTTAATTTACCTGACAATACACCATTTTCTTCAAATTCTCCATAAGTTGGAACAATATATAATTGACTATTATCATATCCTGACTCAGGTAATATTCTTTGTGCCTCTGCTAGAGCCGCATCATTGATAGCAATATTCTTATTATATGTTGACAATATATCTGCTAATGTACCGTCTGTGCTTACTTGCCAGTACGCTGCATTAGGAGGAGTAACTCCTGCAGGAACATTTGCGATTGATGTATAATTCTGATTGCCAAAACTTATTACATAACCTGGTGGGTACGTTTTTGTTTTATCCCACTGACCAAGATAATTGTCTGTGTTAGTTGGTTGTTGTAATATCTGACTAAATTCTTCACTGTTAACTAACTTCTCACACTTGATTCGCCACAAGTGTGGGAACCATGTTTGACTAAAACCTTCACTGGCATAATTAGAATCAGTAATCTGATAAAATCTTTTCAATGCAACAGGGATAGTTTCATCTAATGGATTGTAATCTAATAAGTGAGGTAACTCAATAACATCACCCACCATCAACTTACGACCAAACTGTTCAATCATGTCGTTATAGTGAACAGTTATGAATATGATATCGTTGTTTAAGAACAATCCAAACTGACTCAAATCAAAGTCTAAATTCTGTACGTTATAATGCCCACGCAATCTATAGATATTTGGGTCATAATTTCTATCACGGTTTTCCAAGAATAGTAAGTCTTGTATGTTTGTAGGACTAGGATTTGCGTATTGAGGTTGTGTATAATCTATACTAGGGCCTTGATCTGTAGGACCGGTATACTTATGAATGTATAAATCCGTTCCACCCACAGTAAGCATTTCATGGATAACTCCATCCAAGAATTTGTAATCATTTTGTTTATTTGGTCTATAAAGGCTTAGGCGTGGCATATGTTAATACTCTAGTATTATTTATCGCTAAAGTATTACCTTTCTAGGACTTGACAATAAAGATAAAACACTATATAATAAGAACATGTTTAACAGGAGTAACTATGGCAACTCGTAAGCCGAAAAAGACAGGTGATCATTTCATCAAAGCATTGAACCCTCGTGATGCTGATACAAAATATATGGGTGATGAGCCATTTTTCGCACTACAGCCCGATGACAGGACTGTAGCACTTACACGTAGTTTTACGTGGTATAACCGTTTTTACGGTAAAAAAGATGCCAAAGAATTGCTATGTCAATATTTGGAACATCATGACCGTGAGAATGAAGCTAAAATTCTACGCAAGGTAGATGAAAAAGAATACTTGATGACATTGTGTTGGTTGTCACGTATGAGTTTGCGCGGTCTTGAATTGACCGAGCATGAAGAATCAACACTTGAAAATGAAATTACTCGGTTGAGTAAACTTATCAACAAGCCACAAGTTGTTGAAAAGGAAGAAGAAAAAGTTAGCAATCGTCCCAATGTTCAGGAGATCATGCGTGATAAAGCACGTGATGCCGCAGGTGAACTTGAGGGTATGTTTGATGAATTCTATACTGATGGTAAAACATCATTGAAAACGGTTGAAATCGTTGCCCGTTTCAATGTATTGCCACAACACGTTCCATTGATTGTTGACATTTGGAAACGCAAACAAGCTGAATTTGATCTTTTGAACGCCGGTGAGGCTGACGTTAAAGAAGGTTACGGTAATTTGGGTAAGATTCAAATTCGCAACCTTGTCAAGTTTATTGAACAAGTCCTCGGTGAATTGAACAGTTACATTTCTATTAAGAAAGCAAGTAAGGCCCCTCGCAAACGCAAGGCAGTGCCTATTGAGAAGGTTGTCAGTAAACTTAAGTATCTCAAAGAATTCAAAGATCCAGTGAACAAACTTGATCTTGTAAGTGTGCATCCTACAAAACTTCATGGAGCAAGTGAAGCCTGGGTGTATGATACAGGTAAGCGCAAACTGCATCATTATATTGCCGATGAGTATAGCAAGACCTTTACTGTTAAGGGCAATACATTGTTGGGCTTTGATGCTAACAAGAGTGAGATTAAAACATTGCGTAAGCCAGGTGAACAAATCAAAGAGGTCATGGGTAGTAAGCCTGCGGCTCGGAAATACTTTGATAGTATCAAAGCAGTTGCGGCTAAACCTAATGGCCGCTTTAATGAAAACATGATTATTCTGAAAGCATTCTAATGAACAAAATTGACTTAAACAAATACCAAGACTTTGTTGAGGCTGTGACCAGCAAACCAAGTAATGACTTAACTACATTCATGGATCGCCTAGATGAACTAGACGGTAAGTTTGATGAGACAATCCCAGATATCAATGTCCCATTGCTATTGACAGCATGTTTGGGACTTGCCGCAGAGAGTGGTGAATTTATTGAAATTCCTAAAAAGATTTTCTTTCAAGGTAAGCCACTCAATGATGAGAATGTTTATCATCTAAAGAGAGAACTCGGTGACGTTATGTGGTACTGGGTCAATGCTTGCCGAGCATTGAATATTGACCCAAATGAGGTCATTGCTGAGAACGTAAAGAAACTTGAAGCACGATACCCGGGCGGACACTTTGACGCATTTTACAGTGAGAATCGTAAAGAAGGCGATCTGTAAGATTGACTAAACTCCAGATAAATACAATATCTGGAGTTTTTTATGAGCATAGCACCATTAGCAAGTCCGCTTAGTACACCGACGAATCTAACATTAGATGAATTGAAGCAATTATTGTTTCAAAATATCAGTTATCGTTTGGGTCAGGGTATCATTGATTTGGAACTTGATCCTGAACATTACGAAGCGGCATATAACTATGCTATTAAAGTATACCGTCAAAAAGCACAAAACTCTACGGCTGAATCATATGTAATGATGACAGTATTAAAAAACGTAGATGTTTATACATTGCCTGCTCAAATTATCAATGTCCGTTGTATCTATCGTAGAACTATTGGTTTAGAAACAGGTCCAGGTAGTTCAAGTTTTGACCCTTTCAGTAGTGCTATTCTAAACACATATTTGTTAAACTATAACTATGCAGGTGGTATGGCAACATATGACTTTTATGCAGGTTATATTGAATTGGCTGCTCGTATGTTCGGTGGTTATGTCATTTATACATTTGATCCAGTAACCAAAGCATTGCGTATTGTTCGTGATCCTAAAGCATCAGGTGAGCAGGTATTGTTATGGTGTGATGTCCAACGACCAGAAGAAATACTATTACAAGATCCTGGTGCAGGTGTTTGGATTGGTGACTTTATATTAGCACAGTGTAAAGTTATTATCGGTGAAGCACGTGAGAAGTTTGGAACTATTGCAGGTCCAGGTGGCGGTACAACATTAAATGGTACTGCTATGAAGAATGAAGGCAAACAAGCACAACTTGATTTAATTGACGAACTCAAGCGTTATGTTGATTATAGTCAACCATTGACATGGGTACAAGGTTAACCTAAACAGTTTATTTTGTCAAACTCCTGTAATATAATAAGTATTACAGGAGTTTTTGTTTATGATCATAGGTGTAACTGGTTTTATAGGTTCAGGTAAAGATACGATTGCTGATTACTTGGTAACAGAATACGGTTTCAAACGTATCAGTTTTGCAGGTAGTCTTAAAGATGCTGTAGCAAGTGTATTTGGTTGGGACCGTGAAATGCTTGAGGGACTTACAAAGTCAAGTCGTGAATGGCGTGAACAACGTGATGAATGGTGGAGTGAACGTTTAGGTAAAGATATCACACCACGGTGGGTATTACAATATTGGGGCACAGAAGTTTGCCGCAATGGATTTCACAATGACATTTGGGTAGCAAGTGTAGAAAACAAACTACGACAAACCCATGATAATGTTGTGATTACTGATTGTAGATTTAAGAATGAAGTTGATGCCATCAAAAATGCAGGTGGTATAACAATGCGTGTAAAACGCGGAGAACAACCTGTATGGTATGATGCCGCAGTCAAATACAATCGTGGACCTAACGGTAATTCATACTGGGCATTAAGTAAAGGGGTACTTGATGATCACAAAGTTCATGCTAGTGAGTACAGCGGTGTTGGGCTAAAATACGACCATCATGTGGATAACAACGGGACATTAACTGAATTATACAGTCAAGTCAATCAACTCTTAGATCTCCACGGCGCCACGTAACCTGTGTCTTTTTGACTACTTCTACGCAATTTAAGCAAATAGTGCGTAGATTACTAAGTTGTATATTTTCTAAATTACCGTCTATATGAAACACGGTTAATTGTGTAGGGTAGATACTATGGAAACCACATAAGTCACATGTGGTTTTTTTCTTGTAACCACTGCGTTCCCAGTTAGCCGTTCTGGGTTTCTTTTTATTTTTCTTACGACCACATTCATCGCATATACTACGATAATGGGTAACTCCTTGACGGATGTAATTAACAGCACTATAATTTTTATTACATTGCTTACAGATTGGTCTCATATTGTATTTAGTAGTCAACCTTTGAAGGCACACTAAACCCATATTTTTCTATTTTTTTTATAAATAAGTG